CCACCAGCCACTGTCTCGCCATTGATCTGAGGAATATCACTATGATAAATCCTGTTGCTCTTTGTGTAGAGTGTGTCGCCACAGTTCTCACACGGACAGTTCTTGTTGTCTTCCCTGGCGTCAAAGATGTATTCATCTATGAAACCACAGCCGTCACAGCTTAACGTAAAGATTGCCATTTATCTGCTTCCTGACTGACGAGGCACTTGTGTACCAGCCCCCGCCTGTGAAATTGCCTGAGCCTCGCTCGTTGGGGCTCCTGCCTCTGGTACTGGCCCGTCGGGCTGTGCTTGCTGCTGTAACATCTGCATCTGCATCTGTGCCGCTGAAGCTATAGCCTGAATAAAGTTCTCGTCCTTCACGCCGAAGGGCTCCAACCATCCACGCACCAGCACGTCGCTAGTGAACATGAAAGGAGCCTGCCCCATAACCTGAAGGATTTGCCCTTTGCCAGCATTCTGCATGGCTGTGTTAGCCTCTGCCATCTCTTGGAAATCAACGCTCACTTCAAAGTCACCTGAGATCATGTCCAAGTCAATCAAGCCCTGGAATGTCTCGCCGTCAGCGCCCTGAAGCGCCACAGCACGTTCCTTGGTCATGTTGGCGTCGATGTAGTCATTGAGCTTCTTGAAGCACCTGCGCCATGTCTCAGCCAGCACCTTACGATCTGCACCAATACGCCCACCTGTGTACTGCTCCATCGCATTCACCTGTGTAGCACTGTCAGCCGTAGCCTTACCACGAGCCTCATCTGTCTGCCCGCCAACCTCAGCGAAGTCAGCCCCGATGATCTGCGTGTTGTTGTATGTGTCGCTATTAATAGGAGCTGGGTTAATTGGCAAGGCAATGTCATTAAGGTTGCTATACCCAGTTACATCCACTTCCACCCAAGCCATGTCCTTTGTGTTCGTGAGCTGTTCCATGTTGTCAGGTGTCAAGGCTCCTTTACGTACCAGACCTTTTCGGTTGGCATTGCCCATAGCCCTAAGCTCTAGCTGACGGGAGATGTTGTACCACTGGTTGATGGGCACAAGATCCGTAGCTAATGGCCGCTGGTAGAACTCGCCCATAATCTCGTTAGGGCGGAAGTCACTATAAGGATGGTCTACAATCTTCAGCTCTGTCCAAGGGGCACGACGCAATGCCTTGCCATGGCCATCAGCCAGCACAATGTATTCCTCGTTCATCATGTCGTAGATGTGGAACAGCCTTACGATGTCGTCAGGCTCCTCGCCGTCCTCTTTCTTAGTGGAGGACCAATCACTACCATGCTCGTCATATTCCAGCTCTGCTTCTTTGTCGTCTACACGTGTGCCACTGGCTCTCAGATCGTCCGTATTCTTCAGCAAGGGGTCAGCCTTGATGTCGTCCAGAACACGCAATTCTTCCTCACACACCCACCTGTGGTCGTCCCAGTAATTGCCTCCGTCTGGGTCGATTAACATATTCCTATAAGGCACCCATTTCACAAAGAAGTCTTCCCATACAGGGATTTCAGCACGGGTTACTAACCTGCCGTTGTCCTTCTCAATCAAGGAGCCGTCGAACTTGTTCTTGGCATATTGTCCAAGGTCCAGCTTGCCGTCCTTAAAGGGCACCACTTGATCTGCGTCTGGCTCTGGAGCTGTCTCAAAGATGGGCGTATACCCTGTCTTCAATACGCCATAGCCTATAATGCCTGACTTAGTAAGAAGCCCTGATGTCTGCAACAGGTTCTGCATTGGTGCCGCCAGGATGCAGTCATTGATCAAAGCCTCTCTGGCCTTAACTGGAATCACTGGTTTGACAACGACTTGGCCGTTTTGGTCCAGCTTTGGCTGACCGCCGGGACCAGCCACAGGAACGGGAATAGGCTCCCAGCCATCTGACGACTTAGGCGTAAGCTTAACACGAGGGTTATTATAAGCCACCTGTGCGCTGTAATTACGAACGTAGGCACCCATCTTATTAACAGTTACCTCGTCGTCCTCACCAGCCTTGCCGTCCCATTGACGCAGGTTCTCAAATTCCTCGTTAGCCTTCCACCGCTTCTCTTCCTTGCGGCGACGCTTAATACCACGAGTTAGGCGCTCGTTCCATTCACGAACAAATTCACTTGCACCATCGCCCTTAGGCTTAGTTATGTCCTTGCCAATCATTATTCGTTCTCCAAGCATTTAAACCTGCGTGTCATCTCAACACGCCTGCTTCTAACTGAAGCGCAATTAGAGCATTCAAAAACACTGTGGCCAATACCAATGGTTTCCATCTCGTTGTGGCAAAACGGGCAACTATGTGTCGTCAAATAGATTGAGCCACTAACAGGGGCACCAACCAATAAAGCCGTAGCTTCCTCAAGCACATCCTCGCCAAGCTCTAATACGACAAGCTCAGTCTCGCTTTTGTCTAATAGTTTAGCAGCTGCTTTTTTATTGGACATTGATACTACCACCGTTCCTTCGATTTGCTCTAGCTGTTTCCAGGCGAAGGTCTGCCACCGCCTGGTGGAATGTGCCCGCTGTAGGCTGTATGATCTCTGGGATGAAAGGCTGCACACCGTAATCAAAAAGCACGGCTGTAGCGTCCCACGCATGATTGTTCTTGTCTCGTATACGTTCTGGAGCATTCTTCCTTGCTGAAACAGCATCACTTAAATGCTTGTCCCAACGTAGGTCGAATATCTCCTGAGCCAGTGAAGGGCAAGCCTTTGTTATGAAAGCGCCTGGGTCGTTAGGGTTGGCCCAATGGTCAGCATTAAACATCTGTGCCACTGTGACGTCCTGCCCCCTGCGTCCTCGTGTCAAGCTAAGGCCATGATCCTCAAACACTTCGCCCAATGTCTTGATGTCTGCTGCGCCCTGCTGTGTCTTAGACATAATACTAGGGTCGCAAGCTATGAACTCAATGCGGTCCCAGTAAGGGCAACGCTTGATCTCTGCTACGTGTTCGGCTATGTTCGTGCAAGGGCCGTAAAGCTCCCACACAGCATAAGCCCTGTTCTTCTCGTCAATCCCCCACACCTCAAAGGCTGAGGGATTCCTTGCCCCGTAATCATAACCAGCAAAGAACCGCATCTTGTTCATTATATCCTGTGGCTTGAACGAGTCGATGAATATGGGCGTTGAGATATGACACTGAGGGAACACTGGATCTCCACCACCTGCTCCGTAATCAATGTCCATCTCTGTGCGCCAGCCCACCGAATCATAACGCCCCTCGTAACCATCACGAAGCACAGCGTTCTTATACCACTCAGCACCGTCACGAGCAGGGTCTTTCTTGGGGTCGGCTGTGTGATGAACCTCCAGCACCCATGTCCCTGCCACTGTCTTCCAAGACCGCATTCCCGTAGGCCACTCAAGGCCCAGCTTCTCCATGCCAATCTTGACAACAGGATGTATCTCGTGGTCGCCACGCTTACCGGGCGTCTTCGTGTTCAACACCGAAGTGTTAAAGAACGAACCAGCGTCCACCGACGACACACTTATCATCTTCTTGGCACAAGCACTAGCGGCAATGATGGACTCCCTGTAGAAATCCTGAAAGGCGCTCTCGTCGTTGATGTACAACGTAGGCGTAAACTGCCGCACCTGTTTAGCACCTTGAGGGATGGCGTTCAACTTGGACCCGTGCCAAGGGATCTTAACACCCTCAGCATTGTGGGCATGGGGCGAGAACTTTAGCTGCCCCTGAACGTTCCCTTTACCTGATGCAATGTGCGGGTCAGTAAGCCATGCAGGCAGATGCCCTAGAATGAAATCAATGCGTCCCTCACCAGGGTTCTCACGCCCCTTGGTGGTCTGGTCAAAGGCATCCTCTTCCTTCTTGGTCTGGTAGATGACGTGCCTCACAGGCCCGCCCATCGTTGTCCACAAGGCGAAAGTACAGGACATCCAAGACATCCTGATCTGCCTAGACTTAGGGATCATCAGCGAGTCGCAGGCTAACATATAAAGGAACACGATGATGGCGTAGTCGTCGCCAGGACCAAGAAGCCTTTTAATAGGCCGATCCATATCAATCGCATCTTTAGTGTAGACATGGTTGAGGAATTCCCACAGCCCGCTATCAGCGTAGCCGTTCTCAGGCGTACCCATACGAAGGGCACGTTCTTGTGCTTCCCCAATCTTCCTGATGTCTGCCTTAGACAACTTCGCCATGTCTGGTTATAACACCTTTGCTAACAGGATAATTAGTACCGGAATAGTTCCACCAAGCACGCCAAGCAAACCGCTCTTGACTTCAAGAACCGTTGTCCGTTTGTCGCTCTTTTGTTGATCTTCTCTTAGCTTTTCAAAGCAGTCGTTCAGTCGTTCCAGTTCGTGAAGAACGTGCCGTGACCACTCATTCCAGCCGTTTTGCTTAGCATCAGGTGACATCTGGGAATCCTTCGTCTTTTGGTACAACTATGGCAATGATCCCTATGTCTGTGATGGCCACAAGGTTATGCTCTGCACCTGGCTTCATTTCCGTAACTTTACCAACCTCAAGAAATATCTCCCCACATTCGGTTTCGATCACTGCCTCGCCGCTATACAGAATCACAAACTCAATTGAGTCGTGACAATGCTTTGGAAACACGCCACCGGCTTTCATGGTCAAATCAGCGATGGCGATTTCTTTTGTGTCCTTTAATCCAACAGCAACGCCGTCGGAGCTTCCGCAGTCGTAAACAACTGTACCTGGCTTGGGACTTAATCTTGAAGTGAGATCCCTTAGCAGCGGAATGCGTGAGTCCCTTTTCCTTTTGCTGGTATTCCTACGAAACAAACCCATCAACTTCCCCTTTTTAATTCCCGCCCGTAGCCGTGATAGTTCCGCTATGGATAGCTGATTAACACTTCTTCTTCCACCCCACTAGCAATAACCTCAACACCGTCGTCAGCATAGAACCTGGTGCTAACACCCTTGGCTTGATTGTAGAACAAGCTCTGCAAGATGCTCACGGCGAACTTCGTCGTGTCAGGCGCATCGTACTCGTAAGCCCTCACCCTGTAGTTTACGGTGCCTCGGCGAGGCTTCACTGTATCGCCAACCTCGTGCGTGTACGTCGTGTCGTTGCCTGTGACTGAAGGAATAACCTTCACTTCCATCCATGCGCTTTTGCCTTGATCAAACTCAAGGATGTACCCGGTCATTGAATCTGGGTTGGCCTTGTTCCACGTAAGCACAATCCCGCCTGAATCTGCGTTGGCTGTAGCGGCGGCAACTCCCGTGTCGAACGTGTCGCTGTGCGTGACGGCC